GTTGGGTGTTTCTTCTAGAGGCATGGGAAGTTTGAATCAAAAAAATGGTGCTAATTATGTGAGAGATGATTTTTATCTTGCAACCGCAGCTGATATCGTTGCAGACCCTTCCGCACCAAATGCTTTTGTAGAAGGTATTATGGAGGGAAAAGAGTGGGTCTGGAATAATGGGGCCCTTATTGAATCAGAACTTGTTGAATTAAAGCGGAAATTTGATGTTAAAAAGCGTCAAAGAGATGCAAAAGTGGAAGCTTTGGAGTTTGCAAAGTTCCTCAAAAAATTATAATTTATAAATATAGTATACACAAAGGTAAGGAGACAACCTATGTCCGAATTAGATAAAACAATTGAAGAACTCGAAGCGGAAGTTCTTGCTGAACTTGAAGAAGCTTCTGAGAAACCTTTAGGCAAGGCAAAAGACCTTGGGTTAGGTTCTGATAATGCTGGAGATAGTGTCTCCAACGCTAAAGACCCTGCTCCCAATGTCGCTGGTGCTGAAAGTAAAGAAACAGTTGATGGCGAGAAAGCAAAAGACGGTGGTAAGGCTGTAGTCGAACCCAATGCTAAGTCCTCGCCAACAGATGTTGCTGGAAAAAACGCAAAACCTGTGAGTGGTGATGCTCAACAGAAGGGTTCAAAATCAGCTGAAGGCCCGAAGAAATTGGCCGCTGGTGACGAAACTGACCATGATGGCGAAGAGCTCAAGGAGAATAAAAAGATGACTAAAGCTCAGGCTCTAGAACAGATTGGTAAAATGAAGAAAGCAGACATCGAAGAGATGTTGGCTGCTCGTGCTGATAAACTTTCTGAAGCCGGTAAGGCTGAAACAGAAGAAGAGTTGAAGAAGCTTGAAGACCAGAAGGCAGAGATTGACGAAAGAATTAAGAGTATTTCTGTCAAAGAGGATATGGAAGCGCTCATGGGTGCTGACGATAATCTCAGTGAGGAGTTCAAGGTTAAAGCCGCAACAATTTTTGAGGCTGCAGTAAAAACTAAGATTCGTTCAGAGATTGAGCGAATTGACGAACAAGTAAGGTCTGAGAAAGATTTTGAATTAGATACTTTCAAGGAAGAACTTACTGAAAAGGTAGACACATACCTCAACTACGTTGTAGAGGAATGGACGAAGGAAAATGAGTTGGCAATTGAGCGCGGTTTGAAGGGCGAGATTGCAGAAGACTTTATTTCTGGATTGAAACAGTTGTTTGTAGATCACTACATTGATGTTCCAGACGAGAAGTATGACGTTCTGGAAGCTCAATCTGAGAAAATTTCCGAACTAGAAGGAAAATTGAATGAGGCAATTCAGAAGAGTGTTGGCCTTAATTCTTCCAATGAAAAACTAGTTAGGGAGCAGGTCATTTCCGAAGTTTCTGAGGACTTGGCCGATACCGAAATTGAAAAGTTTAAATCACTTACACAAGATGTTGACTTTGGGAGTGAAGAGTCTTTCCGTGAGAAACTTGACACATTGAAAGAAAGTTATTTCCCTAAAGTTCAACCATCAAGTACAAGTGAGGAAACATTTGGTGATGAAGATGGTAGCACCGCAAAGGACGTTGATACGACAGATGCAATGAAATCGTACTTGTCGGCCATCAGTCGTAATCAAAAGGCGAGTGCATAAAACATTATATAAACGGATGTAATTAAAAAGGAGAAACAAATGTTTCAAACAGAACATCTACAAGAAAAGTGGCAGCCAGTCCTAGAACACCCCGATCTACCACGGATTGAGGATTCTTACAAGCGGGCAGTTACCACTCTCATCCTAGAGAACCAAGAAAAAGCAATGAGAGAAGATCGTGGCTTCCTTGGAGAAGCTGCACCTGTCAACAGCATGGGTGGCGGGCAGATGGATACTTGGGATCCAATTTTAATCTCATTAGTTCGTCGTGCAATGCCTAACCTGATTGCGTATGACGTATGTGGTGTGCAACCAATGACAGGTCCAACTGGTCTTATCTTTGCAATGCGCTCCTCATTCCTGTCGCAAGACGGTGCTGAGGCTCTCGTTGACGAAGCAATGCCTGGTAAAACTGGTGCATCGAACCAGAACGCCGCCGGTACTATTGGTGGTGGTGATGTTGGTGCAACCGAAACTAACCCTGCGGTTCTAAACGATAGTCCTTCTGCTGGAACATATGTTTCTGCAACAGGTATGACGCGGGCCCAGTCAGAAGCTTTGGGTGACAGCGCTGCGAACTCTTTCGCACAGATGGCATTCTCAATCGAAAAGTCCACGGTTACTGCTGTATCCCGTGCCCTCAAGGCCGAGTATACAATGGAACTCGCACAAGACCTTAAAGCAATTCATGGTCTTGACGCCGAGACAGAACTTGCGAATATTCTGAGTTCTGAAATCCTCGCTGAAATTAACCGTGAGGTAGTTCGTTCTCTGTATGTCACAGCTGTTAAGGGTGCTGCGATTAATACGACAACTGCTGGTATCTTCGATCTTGATACCGACTCAAATGGTCGTTGGTCAGTTGAGAAGTTTAAGGGTCTAATGTTCGCTATTGAGCGTGATGCCAATGCGATTGGTCAAGAGACTCGTCGCGGCAAGGGTAATATGGTCATCTGCTCCGCTGATGTTGCTTCTGCACTTCAGATGGCTGGTGTTCTGGATTATACCCCTGCTCTTAACAATAACCTCAATATTGACGATACAACCACCACATTTGCTGGTGTAATGAATGGTCGTTTCAAGGTGTATGTTGATCCATATTCTGCTAACGCAGCTGCTTCACAGTACTATGTTGTTGGTTATAAGGGTACTTCTCCTTACGACGCTGGCTTCTTCTACTGCCCATACGTTCCTCTACAGATGGTTCGTGCGGTTGGTGAAAATTCCTTCCAGCCCAAGATTGGTTTCAAGACACGTTATGGTCTTGCTGCTAATCCTTTTGCCGCCAAAGGCGCGGTTGCTGCTGGTGACACAGTTAACTCCGATGCATCACTTGATGCGAATACCAATGCTTGGTATCGTCGGGTTAAAGTTACCAATCTTATGTAATAATAAGAAAATTACTAGAGTAAACTTAGGGGAGTGTCTTCGGGCACTCCCTTTTTTTGTCATAAATAAAGGTCTTGACAATTACGTTTGTGGGTGATATAGTTATTATCTATAACATATAAATAGATACATGGCAACAGCACAATCACCACTTGCAAGACAACCTGATAAGTTGGACTATGCAAGTTCAACACAATTTAAATTTGGTATACATCAATTACCGAAAGTAGAATTTTTTACTTTAAGTGCAAATGTTCCAGGCATTTCTGCTGACACTGTTATTAACCCAACTCCATTTAAAGATATTCCTACAGTTGGAGAGAAACTTACATACGATAATCTATCTATAACTTTCCAAGTAGATGAATATTTGGAAAATTATATTTCATTGCATAATTGGATGAAGGGTATAGGATTTCCAACAGATAGACAAGAATTTCGTACATTTAGAGATGTAACATCAAATACACCAGCTGGTGGCAAAACTCCACCAGTAGATTTGGTTGGTAAAGCTGTTCCTGATAGAGCATTATATTCAGATGCATATCTCATGGTGCTTTCTAATAAAAACAATCCTATTGTAGAAATTGATTTTCAAAATATTTTTCCTATATCTTTGGGTGCATTAGATTTTACTCAAACTGTTACTGACGTAGAATATATGACTGTAACTGCTGAGTTTGCATATCAAATTTATGAGATAAACACATTATAAATAAATTAGAGCAGATGTGATAAACTTTAACATACTCACATCTTAGACTTTTATTAAAGTCAAATTAAAAAAGAGAGTAATCACCTCTGCTCATTTTTGAAAAGATATATTATGAACCTAGATCAATTAAAAGAAGAAGCAAGAAAAGACCTCGTAGTAGAAAACGAGGAACATCTTGATTCTGAATCTCTTAAAAACCAAAAGATAAAAGCAAAATATCTTGAACACAAAACAAGATATCAATTACTATTGCAAAAGGCCAATGGTGATTATCAACGTATGTATAGAGAAAAATGGGAGTACTACGGTGGGAAGGCCGAGACGAAAGTTTATGTTGCAAAACCGTTTGACCTAAAAGTTTTAAAAAATGACTTGGCAATGTATATTAGTTCTGACGAAGAAATTATTGCATTGATGGATAAGATTGGATATTTGGAAGTTGTAATAAAATATATTGATGGTGTTATTAAGTCAATTGACAATCGTGGATGGGATATTAAAAATGCAATCGAATGGAAAAAGTTTGAAGCCGGTATGATGTAATGGACATAGAGAAATATATTGGATATTACAAGAATGTAATTCCAAATAATGTTTGTAAAAATATTATGGATTTTGATCTCAATTTTCAACCTTCCACATATTCAAATAATAAAGGTAAAACAGGCAATAGTGATGAACGTGTACGAATGGATGAGTGCTGGATAAAAAGTGATAGTATCCTCTATGGAGATATAAAGATATCTTTTGAATATGCATGTCATAGATATTCA